AGGTAACAAAAATCGTAGACGGCGATACAGTTGATGTCGATATCGACTTAGGCTTTTCTACAGTTCTAAAAAAACAAAGAGTGCGTCTTATGGGAATCGATACCCCCGAGTCACGTACAAGAGATTTAGTGGAGAAATTATTTGGTAAAGCATCTAAGAAACATCTTACACATCTTTTATCAGAAGGTGATATCACCCTCATTAGTCACGACAAAGGAAAGTTCGGAAGAATACTTGGAGAGTTATTTGTTCATAACGAAGATGAGTCAGTCATCAATGTCAACAAACAAATGATTGATGACCATCATGCAGTAGAATATACTGGTGAGAACAAAGATACTACTACAGAACGTCACATGGAACATAGACAACTTCTTTTAGAGAAAGGAACTGTTACCCAAGAACAGATTGACGAGGTATCCTAGAATGATTATTACTGCTATGGACTGCTTTTACATAGCAATGATACTAACCATATTTGGTTTTATCATGCATCTAGAAGTGTCAATGACTAAGTTGACTTCAATGATGAAAGAGCATACTAAGTTTGATATGAAGATGTCAGAAGTTGGTAAACAGCTTACAAAAATAGAAAAAAAACTCTAAAACCCCCTTGCACAAACCCCGAACATAGTCTATAATGGATATACATTATGGAGAAGTGTTATGTCATTTATTAAAGATTTAGTAAAAGCATCGGGAAACGAATATGCAAATATTGTTTCGGACGGTGTTGCAGCTGGAGATGTTGATACCTTTGTAGACACAGGTAGTCACATTTTCAATGCACTATTAAGTGGTTCACTATACGGTGGACTCCCCGACAACAAAATTACTGCAATCGCAGGAGAATCAGCAACAGGTAAAACTTACTTTGCATTAGGCATGGTAAAACAATTCCTATCTGATAACCCCGAGTCTGCAGTTATTTACTTTGAGTCTGAGTCAGCAATATCAAAAGATATGATTGAATCTAGAGGAATTGATTCCAATAGAATGGTAATCGTACCAGTTGTTACTGTACAAGAATTCAGAAATCAAGCAATCAGTATACTAGATAAGTATGCAGAAACCCCAAAATCAAAACGTCCACCTATGATGATGTGTTTAGATTCACTTGGTATGTTATCAACTACTAAAGAAATCGAAGATACTGCAGAAGGTAAAGAGACTAAAGATATGACGAGAGCCCAAGTAGTAAAAGGTGCATTCAGAGTATTGACTCTTAAACTAGGACGTGTTGGTGTTCCTATGATAGTTACGAACCACACATATGATGTGATTGGTTCTATGTTCCCTCAGAAAGAAATGGGTGGTGGTAGTGGACTCAAGTACGCTGCATCATCAATCATTTATCTTTCAAAGAAGAAAGAGAAAGATGGAACAGAAGTTATTGGAAATATAATTCACTGTAAGAATGCAAAGTCAAGATTGACGGTTGAGAATAGAATAGTGGATGTTAGACTTTCTTATGAGAAAGGATTGGATAGGTACTATGGTCTATTAGACATGGCACTTGCATTTGGCGTCTTTACAAAAGAAGGAACTCGTGTTAAACTACCTACAGGTAAAACCGAATTCGGTAAGACAATTAATAACAATCCCGAGAAACACTTTACCCCCGAGGTAATGGGACTTCTTGAAGAGAAAGCACAGGAATATTTCAAATATGGAAACAGTGAGACTAGAACAGACGATACTGAACAACCTAGTTCAGAGTGAAGAGTTTACAAGGAAGGTAATACCATTCCTTAAGGAAGAGTATTTCTCCGAGTCGGACGAGAAGACCGTGTTCAACGAAGTAGGTTCCTATTTCGATAAGTACACTAAACCACCTACAGTGGAAGCACTTCTCATAAATCTAGATAACAACTCGTCACTCAATGACAGTGTTTTATCTAGTGCAAAAACTATTGTAGATAGTATTAGTAAGGACAAAGAAGACACACCAATCGATTGGTTGGTGGAAGAGACTGAAAAGTGGTGTCAAGATAGAGCAATCTATATTGCAGTCATGGATAGTATCGAAGTCATCGACAAAAAGTCCCAACGCTCGACTGGGGAAATACCCGACCTTTTAAAAGAAGCTTTATCTGTATCGTTTGACACTAATATTGGTCACGATTTCATTGAGAACTCAGACGATAGATTTGAATTCTATCACACTGAAGAAGAGAAGATTCCATTCGACTTAGAATACTTCAACAAAGTTACTAAAGGTGGGTTACCCAACAAGACTCTAAACATATGTCTTGCAGGAACAGGTGTTGGTAAATCATTATTCATGTGTCATATGGCATCTGCAAACTTAATGATGAACAAGAATGTATTATACATTACATTGGAAATGTCAGAGGAAAGGATTGCAGAAAGAATCGATGCAAACACATTGAATATTCCTATGCAAGATTTACCCGACTTATCTAAGAAAATGTTTGATAAGAAGATTGACAAGATTAAAGAGAAGACTAAAGGTAAACTTATCGTAAAAGAATATCCAACTGCATCAGCTCATGTAGGTCACTTCAGACATCTACTTCAAGAGTTGAATATCAAGAAAGATTTTAAACCCGATATGATTTATATCGACTATCTAAATATATGTTCAAGTGCAAGAGTCAAGCCAGGAGCTGGTGCAAACTCATATACTCTAGTTAAGAGTATTGCAGAAGAACTTAGAGGACTTGCAGTTGAGTTTGATGTACCAATCATGAGTGCAACACAAACAACACGTAGTGGTTATGGTTCTACAGATGTGGAACTAACAGATACTTCAGAGTCATTTGGATTACCAGCGACTGCAGACTTTATGTTTGCACTGATTACATCCGATGAACTAGAAGAACTAGACCAAATGGTAGTAAAACAATTAAAGAATAGATACAATGACCCAACCGTATTTAAAAGGTTTGTCATAGGTGTCGACAGAAGTAGAATGAAACTCTATGACTGTGAACAAGAAGCACAGGAAGAACTCATTGACTCAGCGGTCAACGATGATGTTCCAGTGTTTGATAGAGGAAGAAATGATGGACAGAAACGAGATTTCTCAGAATTCAAGGTCTGACGATTTGTTATGGGGACATCCTATAACTGCAATACAAATAAATTCAGACCCAATTGATGAATGGTTTAAAACCATAGACCTTGATGAGTTATGTAAAGAAGAATTTACATTTAGTAAATGTAAAACATCACAAGGAGTAGAAGAAAACAATCATGTAGATTACAATGTTGTAAATGACCTTATCTTTGATGAGTTTTCAATTTATCTAGAATCTCTAGGCCCAAAGGAAATGTTAAAAAGTGTATTAGAAGTTCCTTGGATTAACATATATGAAGAACATGGATTCCAAGATGCACATGACCATCAAGGTAGTAAGTTTTCTGATTTTGCATGGTGTTATGTACATCAAGCTGGAGACTCACATATTGTATTTAAGAACAAACATGCTTCTAATAGTGAAGTCTGTTTAGGAGAATTTCTACAAGCTTACGACACCTCAGTAAATTATGTTCCAACCATAAAAGGTAAAGGAACCGTATACTTTTTCCCAGCGCATATCTATCATGCAGTATCACCAAACTTAAGTACTACTCCTAGGATAACAATATCGGGAAACATTAGAATAAAGGGAACTGGAGTCTTAAGAGTTGAAGATGTCAATTTAAAAGGATAATTTATAGATGCTATAAATACTATTATATTATGACTACTAACTTGAAATCAACAGACGTGATAAGTGCAATTGAGGAAAAGATTGCACTGAAGAAGAAACTACGAGAAGCTAAAAGAGAACACGATGACTCGGCCTCAAAGAAATTATCAAAAAAAATTGATAAAATTGACGATAAATTACATTCGACACCGCTCTCTAAAACATAAATAATTACGTAAACACATACGGAGTTATACATGTCAGAACTTACAGACCTACTTGCATCTCAAACTGCATCTAAAAACAAATTACTAAATCAATTAGATTGGCATAATGGAGTCGATAAGACTTATTTTGTGGGTGAATCTAAATCAGACACATCTCCAGCAGAGTGGAATGGAGCTGGTAGAAAAGCATTCTTAATCTGGCATAATGCACAGGGTGTAAACGAAAACGATATAGACCAAATGTTTGTAGACATGTATGCAGAAATGCAATCAACAGATAACTCTTCTCCATCAGCTGACTTCGAATATAATTCAGACATTGTATCAACCATGCAAGCATCCATAGATTCCTATACTGCAGACATGGCTTCGATTCAAGCCAGAATTGACGCAGGTGATACAACCATAGCAGACAGCTAAAAAATGCATAAATAGTAG